TTACTGATAATTCATTCTCTACTTCTACTTTATCGTGGTCGTCACGCTTTGAAAGTGTCTTTAGGAAGTTGTCAACGAAAGTACGACCATAATGTTTGCCATTATCTGATTCATCACCATACTCTGGCGTGTCTAGTAATGCTTTTTTGTCGCTGTCTTCTTCAACTTCTTCAGTTGGTTCCCAGCCTTCTGGATGTACAGCGATATGTGTAATATTCATTTCAAGTAAATCTGATAGTTGTTGACGTAGAATATCTGCTGACATTGGATAGCCAGTTGTAATATCTACTTTTGAAACTTTTGTATTTTCTACATCATCAAAGAACATTGGGTTCTTTGTAATTGGTGTTGTTGAAACGCTAGATATAGTTCTTAGGTCATACTTGCCTAAGAAACGCTCAATACGATTAACATCATTGTCTTCTAGTTCTGATGCGAAACGTAGAGTCATCTTGTGTTCATTAACTGATTCTGTTAAATATTCTTTAAAACTTTTCATTGGTGTCTCCAATATATGTGCTATTCTTATTTATCAGAATTGTCAATTTTATTCTGTGCCCGGTCTAGGCGCTTCAATAATTCGTTGCGATCTAGTACCACCGATCCTTCAGATTCAATTTCGTCATCTATTTTAGACTTTTTATCTTCTTTATCTTGTGCTAAATCAAGTTTTGCTTTCTGTAGTTGTAGATTTAGCATCTTTAGCTTTCTATCTACTTTACTATCTTTCGCTTCCATTGCAGTCTTTAGCATTTGATTTGCGGTTTCCATTAGCTTTGCGCCAGCATGTACTTCTACATTCATTCCTAAAGAAATTAATTCTTCAAATGTATTGATAGCTTTCTGATGAATATCGTCCATGTCTTTGTCATGCTCATTTAAGCCTTGAACCATTGGAAGTGATGCATCAATCTTTTCAGTTGTGCTAATCTCGGATGATAAGATTTCAGTTAAGTCTCTACTTTCTTCAATAGTAGGAGCTTCTTCGACTTTTTCTTCTTCTTCGATTGGGTTGATATTAAATGTTTCTTCTAGCTTCTTCGTCATTTCTTCTTCCTCGGCGTTTTTGGCTTAGGCTTTTTAGTGTTCTGATAAATGTCGCCTTCATTGATAACTCTAAATCGCATGCCACGTTTATTTGCCCATTTTGTTGCTGCTTCCCACTTCGCATAGTTCACTACTACTTGTTGTGCTTCTCCGCGTTTTCGTGCAAGATCGGGTCTACTCTGTGCTGCAGGCTTAATCTCTATTAATTCTGCATGTTTCTTACCGCTACTATCTAAGTATGTCATAATAAAGTCTGGAACGTAAGATGTTAACTTACCAGTTATAGGATGCTTGTATGTAATTCTTACTGGTTCACTTGCCCATGCTAAGACATTAGGGTTGTTATCACAAAACTGCATAAAGGTTAATTCCCAGCTACTCCTAAATGTAGGAGCACCTGCTCCTACATATTTGTCAGGGTTCATTACTTTATATTTACCTTGGTGATATTTACTCATTTAATAATAGCTCTTGCGATGTATTTATTAGGTTCAGATCCGGACGTTGTGCCAGTTTTATAACCAAATCGCAATGCGCTATTAATTAAGAATGAACCTAAATCGTTCAATTTGAATTCGTTTGATAGTTGATCTATCAAGTATGCTGGCGTAACGTTATATTGTTTCGCTACACGTATTATTTCACCTGCATGTTTCTTTGCACGTGATTCTGTGAAACCTTTTTTAACTAACTGAGCTACAATAATATCAATGTTCATTGTTAAAAATCCGGATACTTATTTTTGTTTATTTCATTTACACGTCTTTGTTGTGCCGCTTTTTTTCTACGTTCCTGGTCTGTAGCACCTAAAGTTCTGGGATCTGTATTGAGAAGTCGGTTATCTTCTTCTATTCGTGCATCACGTCTTGCTTTACCAGTATTATAATCTTTTAATTCCTGTCCAGACACTTCATTGCCCATTGCAATTCTAACTTCAGTTGCTGCAACTTGGTTTTCAGTCATTGGTTGATTTGGAATATATTTCTCGCCGCCTATTGTTGTGTAACTCTCACTTTGTTCTTGTGTTACTGGTTGTGCAGGCCTAACATCAGGATCTTGTGTGCCAATAGAACTAGGCAGTGTATACAGGTCGGCTCCTTGCTGTTTAGCATCATCTACGCCCGCTAGTGGATCAGTAGCTAGTGAAGTTGTCTGTTGTTCAGAGCTAATACCCAAATTCATCCAGTTTGGAATTACTGCTTCTGTTTCCATAGCGCCAAATACTACATTCTCTGGTTGTAGTGTTATGTCAATAACTCTGGCTTCGCTAACTGCGTAATCACTATTAGAAAATGTAATAGATGTAATTACTGGATTAACAAGAACAATGCGTTGTGCATGACCACCGTTCTTCTGATCACCGAACCAGTGATAGATTGTAACAGATGAAAAACTTCTGAATGCATAATCTGCGTCTACTATTTTTCTACCAGAATTTGTAGTAGAATTTAATTCATTTGCAAGTCCGGTATCAACATTCATGTCTTGATTTTTAAAGTAGCGTTTATATAGGTTCTGTGCGAAACTCATAGTAGAGCCGTCTACTTTATCATATAGAGATACACTCACTTCTGGAAATTCAACACGTGTTGGTACATAAATGCGTCTACCGTACTTATCGATTGGTTGTGTTTGTGTTTGAATAGTAATCGGAGATACAGATTTAGCATACGCAGAATATTCTTCTGCATTTTTTCCATCTGTTGTCTTAAATTCTAAGAACCATTGATTGGTTAGCTTTGGAGCAGACGAAATTGCAGATCCTGGTTCCCCACCAAATCCGAATTTCTGTCTAGCTCCGCTGCTATCTCTGATTATATCAGCCATTATTTAAACCTTAGGTTACTATTATTCGCCTAGAGAACCACTGCCGATGCCGCCTGTGAACTGGTTAGTTACTGGCATAATGTTGTCATCTGTGAATACTGCGTTATCATACTGTAGAGTAAGCGAAATAGTTACTGGATCTGAAACTGAGTAATCTGACTGTGAATAATCTGTATTTGTTAGGAAACAACCTTCTAACTGCCACTGTTCGATTGGTGCACCTGAGTTACCATCTAGTGTTTCAATTAGCATACCGAACTTATAGTTTGAACCTGATGCTGGACCAGTTTGTTCTTTGTGGTTTAGCTGTGTCTGTAGTTGACGACCAACTAGCTTTGTTAGATTGTTTGCTACATCATCACGTAGTGTAACTGTTACTGGTTCCCATGTGTGCTTACCCATCATGTACATACGTGAGTTGTATGAATCTACTGGGATTGACTCGTGTGAAACTTTCGGACGTGTTACATTCATTACTTGACGTGTAAACTCTTGTGGTGCTGGGTTTGTTGCACCACCGAAACCTGTTACTACAACACGAAAACGATAGTTTAGTTTTGGTTGTAGGATACCTGTGCCTGTACCTGCTGAATCTAGTGGTACACCGAATTTGTTTAGTGTTGACATTCTCTTATCTCCTGAAAATAGTTATAAACTATAGTGTTATACAAGTATTTATCTAATATGTACTAAATTAAAGTTGTAGTTAATAAAAAACCCCGCATAAAGCGGGGTTTCTTGTTTGTTTGTTAAAGAACTATATTATAGTGCTTCGCCTGTGTTGCGAATGCGCAGTGGAATATAGATGAATTCAACTGATTTCGCTGGCTGAATTGCAACATCTACCCATAGTTCGTTTCTATCGATACGCGCTGGTGTGTTATTTGTTTCGTCACATACTACTAGGAAGTCGTATAGACCACGATTAATAACAAGACCTGAACAGAAACGTTCTACTGCATCACGCATGTTATCACGTGTGATTTTATCATTCTGTTCGAATAAGAAACCACGTGATAGTTGGTCAAGATTGAAACGCATGTAGTTAATTAGACGTGCTACGTTAACACGGTCTGTTGCTGATGCATATGACTGAAGTGTTTTCTGACCATATACTACTAGACCTGTACCTGGCATGTCTGCAATTGGGTTCATTCTGTTCATGTATAGAACGTCACGTTGACCTTCCGTTAGACGTACACGTGAAAATTCGTTTTCGTCTGTTACATAACCAACTTGTGAAGCATTTGATACAACACCACGTGTTAGGCCTGCCGGCGCGAACCATGGGAATGACACTTGGTCTGAGAAAGCAAATGTACGTAGTGCAACTGCTGATGCTGGGATTACAACATCGTTACCTGACAAGTCTGTTGATAGACCGTGTGGGTAATAAACACCTGCATATGCATCTGCTGGAAGATTTGCGTCTGCCCATGCTTTCATTGATGTTGAATCTGACTGCAATGTTAGTGGAGCATCACCGATTACGAATGCGATTTCTTTTTTATCTTTGTTTAAAGCAATCATTTCGTCCATTAGTTCTGGGTAACCAGGCGCTGCGATTAGGTTAAAGTAAGTTGCTTCTGAACGAATACCTTCGTTACCTGCTACTGCTGCTTGCATTGCTTCTACTACCATACCACGTGTTGCTTCTGAGCCAAAACGACCTGAACCATCTAGGTTTAGACCTGATGCCCATACCCACTCGCCATTTTCCCAACGCTTAACGTTGTATGTTGAGTAGTCCATGTTTACTAACATAATGTTTTCTGGGTGTAGTTCTGCGTTTGGAGCATCTGCGTGTGATGTACGTGCATTTGCTGCGCCGTTTGCATCGAATGGTGCTTCGTTTGAGTAGTGACCGAATACAAGACCGTTCGTTGATGATTGGTCTGCATTGTCTAGTTTAACCCACTCTGAACCGTTCCAACGATATACTGTTGGGTATGGCATTGCATCGCCATCTACCCAGATATCACCAGTTACTAGTGCTGATGTACCGTCTTTGCGCTTTGTTGGCATACCTGAACGTAGTTGTAGTTCTGCTTGGCTTAGACTGTTTGAGTCTTCTGACCATGCATATTTTGTCCATTCCATTTCAGAACCATTAAATTCGTTGCGTAGAATTTCAATTTTTAGGTCTGCATCGAACCATAGTGTACCTTCAGCGATATCGCCTTTTGGTTGTTCTGCTGATGCTTCGTATGATAGGTCTTCCCATACTGATGCAGTGTTTTCTGCTTCTGTGAAGCCTAGATCAGTTTGACCTGATGTGAATGATAGTGATAGCCACTTGCCATCAGTTTTAGTGAAACGTACACGGTTGTTACCGATTTTTTCAACACGCACATTCGCATTGTTCAGTGTTGTGTCTGATTGCATTGTTGAGATTACGTTATCAAGCGTTGCGCCTGAGAATGAGAAACCTGAACCTGCTAGATTGAAAACTGTTGTGATTGATGAAGTGTCTGCAATTGCATCACTTGTTAGTACGTTTTCAGTTGCGCCACTGTGACGGCGTAGTTGAATGATACCTAGTGATGAATCGTGATGTGTATATACATCACCTTCTGTAATTAAGTCTGCTAATGCTAGATCATCTGAACCATATGCTGGTGCTTCAACTGCTTGGAATAGACCTGATGACGCATTGTATGCTGATACTGCTAGGTCAAGACCGCCGCCCTGTTGGGTCAGACGAACATATGTGTCGCCCGATGCGCCTGTTGGTGCAAATTTAGCAAATGAGAAGTTAGGTGAACCAATGTCACCTAGT